CGCCACCCGCGATGTCGAGTGGCTGCGCGACGCTGCCGGCCTGCGCGTCATCGAACTGGCCGCGATCCTCTGGGTCGAACTCGGCGAGCGTCGCCCGGTGCGGCAGCCGTCCGGGCTGCGCGCGGCGCGGGAGCGCTGGGACGCCGACCCGGTCGAGGACCGCCGCGAGACCATCACCATCGCCTGTGCCGATCTCGGCATGGACAACCCATTCGGAAGGAAGACCGCATGATTACCTGGACCGACGAACTGACGAAGCCCTCCGCCGTCGGCCTGCTGGCCACGCTGCGGCGGCAGGACCCCGGCCTGCCGGACTGGCCGGCGGCAGATCGCTGCTTCGCCGACCCCGCGGCGCAGACCGTGCAGGACCGCATCCTGCGCGCGCTGCTGATGGCCTACCGACGCCAGGACCTCCGGGCCGGGCCGCTGATCATCGCCCTGCTGTGGCGCCGCATCTGCGCCCGCTGCAACGGTGACGAGGATCAGGTGCAGACCCTGGTCGTCGCGGTGCTCGAGATGGCCCCGTTCGCGGACCTCGACCGCGCCGAGCTCGCCATGCGGCTGGTGTCGGCCGCCTGCGATCGGATCCGCCTGCGGCATCCCCTGATGCGCACCGTGCCGCTGTCTGACCTCATCCCACCAGCCACCCCACCATCGGAACCATCCATGGCCGACGAACACCACCTGACCGCGGCCGAGGCCGCCAAGCTGCTCAAGCTCAAGGATCGCCGCACCCTGACCAGCTGGGCCAAGGCCGGCCGCATCACCCCGGTGCGCCTGCCCAACGGGCACTACCGCTACACCCAGGCCGAGATCGACCGCGTGCTGGCTGGGAGGAAGCTGTGAACCTCCCGCGCACCGAACAGACCATCACGATGCCGCCGGTGAAGCCGCCGCTGCCCAGCCATGGCCACTGGCTGCCGCAGGGGGTCGAGTTCAGCGACACCCCCGACTACCCGAAGGCCGGAAGCCCCGCGGAAGTCGCCATTCACTACCTGAGCAACAAGGATCTGTGGGAGATCAATAACGACCACTGCGACGAACTGCTGAACAACCAGCCCGTGCAGCTGATCCTGGAAGCGTGCGAAGAGACGAACGCGCCGCTGGCCGACGATGAGGCCTTCGACGGCTACGAGCCCGGCTGCGTCTACTGGCGCACCACCGGCCAGAAGGTCAAGGTCACTCTAACGATCAAGGCGGAGGTCGAGCATGCCTAACTTCACCTTCAAGTTCGTCATCACCGAAGAATTTCAGACCGACAACGGACGGCAGGTGATCGCGCGCATCAGCGATGACAACGCCGCCCGTATCATGCAGGCAGCTGGAGCAATTCGCATCCCCGATGGCTCCATGATCGCGCCGACCGACGGCGCAGCCGCGCTGTTGGCCCGGCTTGGGGAGTCAACTCAAGCGGTAAGGCCAGGAATTTCCATCGCCACTGACGACCAGCCTGCGCAGTGCCCTTGTGGGTTCCCAGACTGCGAACATTCGGGGCCAGCAACAGTCGCCGCAGACCAGCCCGCCGGGGACGATGCGGCGGTGGAGGCTTTGGCCGCGATTGCCGAGAATGCTACGCACCAGTGGGTTGAGGCACAGCGCCGCCCTGACGGCAAGCTGCAATTCCCAACAGAGGACACCATCAAGGCGCGTCGGTTGGCTGATGCCCGCGCCATACTCGCCGCCATCCGCGCTAACCCCGTCCTGTACGTGCCGGAGTTAGCAGCGTTGCGAGACATCAACGAAAAGCGCGATGTGGCCCTGGTTGAGATCGCTGATCTGCGCTCCAGGCTTGGCGAATCCGCAGATAAGTACCTGGCCGCCGCAGTGAAGTACGACCAGCGGTGCAGCGAGGTGGTGGACCTACGCGCCAAGCTGGCGGAAGACCAGCCCGCCGGGGACGATGCGGCGGTGGAGGATGGCAGCCACAACGACATCGGATTCCTGCGCAGATCGCTGGCCGATATGCATGCTCACGCGGACGCCTTGAAGAGCGGGTGGGACGCCTGCGACGAGCAGAGGAAAGAGGCGATGGCGAGCCTGGAGCGGGCGCTGGCCGAAGTCGCTGACCTGCGCGCCAAGTTGGCGGCGACCAAAACGTGCTACGAAGCGGAAATCGAAAAGCAGCAGGAGGACTCTGCACACTGGAAGCAGGAGTATGACGGAGCCATGGCGGCTAACGGTCGTCTGGCAACCGAGCGCGACAAGGCGCTGGCCGACCTCTCCGCTTCACGCGAGGAAACCAAGGTTGAACGCGGCGTTAACTTTGCTGGCTGGTCTGCGCGTCCAATAGCGCACACCTGTTCAACGTGCCACGGATCGTTGCACGGCATGCCCATCACGTCCTTGTGCTGGTGACACGTCGGGCAGTGACCGGACGCCCATGCGGCCAGGGACGGCGCTCCCCGTCCCGGTGACAGACATCGATGACGCCGCCACGCTGACCAAGCGCTGGCTGTTCTGGGCCACGATCCCCGCACCCACCCAGGATGCCATGCGGGACCGCGAACGTGCCCTGCACGACGCCTACGTGGCCGCCAAGGCGGATCGGCTGCGTCACTCGTGGCTCTACGGCTTCAGCGATGACTAGCCTTTTGGGTTACCGGTAACTCGATAATGGCCGGGCTTTGGGTCCTTCCCCCTCGCCCGAAGGGCGGAGAGGACACAGGGAACTGCCACGGTATGCAAGTTAGTCGGTCGATTTGACTCAACCCATGCGGATACGACATGAAAAAAACTCAGACAAAGCAGCAAGCACCTCGAACCGCGGGCCGGAAGCGCACCGCGGACACCGCCCGACTGCAGGAGTGGCGCGACAACGAACTGGCCGCGAAGACGGAGGCCCGCAGCCAGGCCCGGGACATCGCGCCCCTGCCGGAGGTGATGGACCCCGAGCGCCGGAACGCCGCGACCGATAGCCTGCGCACCTTCTGCGAGACCTACTTCCCCGAGCAATTCACCTTGGGCTGGTCGGACGATCACCTGCGGGTGCTGGCCCAGATCGAGCGCGCGGTGAAGGACGGCGGCCTGTTCGCGATGGCCATGCCGCGCGGATCGGGCAAGACCACGATCAGCGAGTGCGCCGCGGTGTGGTCGCTGCTCTGCGGCTACCGCGCCTTCATCGTCCTGATCGGCGCGTCCGAGAAGCACGCGACCGAGATCATGGAGTCGCTGAAGACCGAGCTCGAGACGAACGACCTGCTGGCCGAGGACTTCCCCGAGGCCATCCACGCGATCCGCAAGCTCGACGGCATCGCCCACCGGGCCGGCGGCCAGCTGTACCAGGGCGAGCGTACCCACATCGGCTGGACCGCAGACGAACTGATCCTGCCCGACATCGCTCCCGAGGACTGGAAGGATGACAAGGTGCTGCGTCGCTACGTCGACAAGCGCGGCCGCGCCCGCAGCGCTGGCGCCATCGTGCGTGTGGCCGGCATCACCGGGCGCATCCGCGGCATGAAGTTCAAACGCCCCGACGGCCGGGCCTCGCGCCCAGACTTCGTGATCGTGGATGACCCGCAGACCGACGACAGCGCCAAGAGCCCCAGCCAGTGCCAGTACCGCGAGTCGGTTCTATCCGGCGCCATCCTCGGCCTGGCCGGGCCCGGGAAGAAGATCGCGGGCGTGATGCCCTGCACCGTGATCCGTGCCGGCGACATGGCCGACCGCATGCTGGACCGCCAGCTGCACCCCGAATGGAACGGTGAGCGCACCAAGATGGTCTATGCCTGGCCCAGCGCCGAGGCCCTCTGGGACCAGTACAGCCAGCTGCGCGCCGACGGCATGCGCGCCAACGACCAGGGCAAGGCCGCCACCGCGTTCTACGCCAAGAACCGCGCCGCCATGGATGCCGGTGCCAAGGTCGCCTGGGAATCCCGCTTCAACCCCGACGAGCATTCAGCCATCCAGCACGTCATGAACCTGCGGCTGGAGCGCGGCGACAGCGCCTTCTTCGCCGAGTACCAGAACGACCCCATCCCCGACGAATCCGGCCCGAAGGCCGGCGACCTGACGCCCGACCTGATCGCCGGCCGCGCCAACGGCCTGCAGCGCTGGTGCATCCCCACTGCCGCGCACCACACCACCGCGTTCATCGACGTCCAGGGCAAGGCGCTCTACTACACCGTCTGCGCCTGGGAAGACGACTTCACCGGCGCGGTGGTCGACTACGGCGCCTGGCCGGACCAGCGCATCCCGTACTACACCCTGCGCGACCTGCGCCGCACCATGGCCCAGGCCATCCCCAACGCCGGACTCGAGGGCCAGATCATGGGCGCCCTGAAGGCCCTGGTCGCCGAACTCACCGCACGCATCTGGCAGCGCGATGACGGCACCCGCGCCAGCCTCGACCGCATCCTGATTGACGCCAACTGGGGCAACAGCACCGAGGTGGTCTACGAGTTCTGCCGCCGCGACGAGCACGCCGCGATCCTCCTGCCCTCGCACGGCCGCTTCCTCGGCGCCAGCGGCAAGCCGCTCAGCGAGTGGCAGCGCCGCCGCGGTGATCGCGTCGGGCACCATTGGAAGATCCCCGTCGCCACGGGCCGCCAGGTCCGCCACATGCTCATCGATACGAACTACTGGAAGACCTTCCTGGTCGACCGCTTCGCCACCGCCCCCGGCGACCCCGGCGCCCTGACAATCTTCGGCAGTGGCAAGGATGCCGGCGCCCATCGCCTCTTCGCCGAGCAGTGCTGCTCCGAGTACCGCATCCCAGTCACCGGCCGCGGTCGCACCGTCGATGAATGGAAACTGCGCCCCGAGGGCTTCGACAACCACTGGTGGGATGGTCTAGTGGGCTGCGCCGCCGCTGCGTCGATGCTCGGCGTATCGATCGGAGCCGGCGACCAGCAGGCCCCGCGCCGCGCCCGCATGCGGCTCAGCGACCGCAGCGTATCGCCCACCCTGCTGGCCAATGCGCGCACCATCCCGGCCGAGCGTTCCGCCAACACGCCGCCAACAGCCGATGCCCCGCCAGCCCAGGCCCCGCGACCAGCGCCGGGCCCCGGCCGGATGAAGCTCAGCGATCTGCGGAAGAACCGCTAGGCGGCTTCCAGTCCGCCGGCAGCCGGCAGGCCTTTAGCCACCGGGCGACCAGCTTCGCGCCGGTCCGCTCGCGACCGGCTTCGCAGTTGCTGATGTGCGCCTGCCCGACCTTCAACTTGTCGGCCAGATCAGCCTGCGTCAGCCCGGCCTGTGCCCGCGCCGCCCGCAGCAGCGCAGCGGCCGTGGCCAGTTCGGCGTCCGGTTCGCCGATCAGTTCCTGGTACTCCGCCTTGGGGATCGCGACGTACTCGGAACCGCCGATGGTCATGGGGATGGCGCCGGGTCGCATGCCCGTACATTGGTCGTTCATTGGCCAATGGCAACCGCTAGGCGTACCATGGATCGCGCAGCCACGCCCGCAGGGCCTCGACGTGCGGCTGGTCCCAGGCATCGATAGCGGCCTGGAAGTCGAAGCGCAGGCCCTTGGGCGCGTCGTACTTGTTCCACACGTAGCAGATGAACGCCGCCGCCTGGCGGTCATAGGCGTTGTGCAGCTGCTTGGCCTGCGCCACGAAGCCGTGGCAGGTGTCGCCCTGCCACCGGCATCCGGCCTGACGCAGCGAGGGGAAGGAATCGATCAGCGCCTGCATGCGCTGTTGGGTGGCGGGGCTCACGACCCGCCCTCAGCCTTGGCGATGGCATTGCGCAGCTTGATCAAGGTGCCCGGATAGCGGGTGGGATCCTGAGCCATCCACCACTCAGCCTCAATGATCGCGGCCAGCATGTCGGGTGCAGCGGCGATCAACTGCGCATTGGCGCGAGCCGCGTCGATGGCCTCGACCGTGTGACGGTTGAGGCAGTTGACATCAGCGTGCATGCCGCCGCTGCGGTGCTCGGACTGGTGGCGGATGCCCCAGTTGCCACCCGGCATGGAAAAGAAGATCCAGGGGCCGGGAGTGTGGAGGGATGCCATGGTTGGTTCCTTGGTCGGCGGTGACTCGACCGGCGGAAGGCGCCGGTCTGACCACGGTCGATCAATTACAGGGATGCACCTTATGCCACGACCGGATGCGGCGGGCCATGTGCTTTGGGCATCCAAGGGGGTACGAGCGGGGAACGACGCCGTACACGTCGCGCAGGTCGCCGGCAGCATCCGCCATCAGGAATGCGTTGCGACCGACCCACACCATCTCCGACTTCGGCCATTCGCTTAGAAGGCGGTCGGTTTCGTGGGCCTGGAATGGGAGCACCGTGGCGGGCATAGCTGTTCCTTGTGTGTGGAAGGAGAGGGGGAAGGCGGCGGGCATGGCTGGTTCCTTGGCGGGTATGTTAAGACTATGGCCAATCATTGGCCAATGTCAACGGGCGGCGATGTAGTTGGCGTGGTTGATGGCCTGGCGCACGCTGTCGAAGTAGGCGCCGGGGAAGTAGTCGGTCATGGCGTCGGCCTGCTCATTCGAGCGCTGGACGTGCAGGCAGGTCAGCTCGGTGAGCGAACGGCCGTTGTGGATGGCGCTGACCACGGCGATCCCCTTGGTGCCGATGAGCCGGCTGGGGAACAGGCGGCCAGTCTTGTAATCGCGGGCCAGGTCGGTCCGGACATCGAAGCCGGCGCGGATCAGGGAAGAAGCGGTGCGGGTGGCGTCCATGGTGTGTCCTTGCGTGATGGCTGCACTATGGCCAATCATTGGCCAATGTCAACAGGCTGCCGGACAGTCCAGCAAACCAACCACCCGCCTCCGTGCAGTCTTCGCCTACATAACCCATCCGGGGTGCATCTTTTCGATTCAATAACAAAAGTCAATACGACCGAAACCGCACGAAACCGCACGTTACCGCACGTTTTGCAAGGCACTTGCCCTCTGTTGGGTAGATGCCCGATCCCGCCGACCTCTCGCCGCAGATCGAAGCCGCCGTCGTGGCCGGCGTCGCGTCGGTCACGGTCGACGGCCAGACGGTCACCGCGATGCCGGTGCAGGATCAGATCGCCGCTGACCGCTACCTCGCCAGCAAGGCCGCGGTCAAGAACCGCAACCGCGGCTTCCGGCTGGCCAAGATCGTCCCCCCGGGTGCCGGCTGATGTCCGCCACCCGCACCGTCGACGCTGTGCGCATCCTCGGACCGAATGGTCGGCCGGTGGTGCCCACGCTGACGGCCAACGCCCGCGCCGTGCGCCACATTCGCGCCGCCTACGACGCCGCGCGCACCACGGACGACAACCGCAAGCACTGGGCGCTGGCCGACGGCCTCAGCGCCGACACCGCCGCCAGCCCGGCCGTCCGCCGCACGCTGCGCAACCGCGCCCGCTATGAGGTCGCCAACAACTCCTACGCCCGCGGCATGGTGCAGACGATCGCCAACGACGGCATCGGCACAGGCCCGCGCCTGCAGCTGGTCAGCGAGTCGATGTCCGAGGCGGACGCGACCTTCATCGAACGCGAGTTCCACGCCTGGATGAACGCGGTCCAGCTCGCTGAGAAGCTCCGCACCATGCGCGTCGCGCGCTGCGAGGACGGCGAGGCCTTCGCGGTCGAGGTCACCAACCCGGCGTTGCCCGTACCGGTGAAGCTCGACCTCCGCCTGGTCGAGGCCGAGCAGTGCACCACGCCCACAATGGTCCTGCCCAGCGCGACCGCGATCGACGGCATCCACTACGACGAGGTCGGCAACCCGGTCACCTACGACATCCTGCGCCGCCACCCCGGCGACGCAGGCTTGGCCGTGCCGCAGACCGACACCATCCCGGCGCGGCAGGTCATCCACTGGTATCGCGTCGACCGCCCCGGCCAGCGCCGCGGCGTGCCGGAGATCACCCCGTCCCTGCCGCTCTTTGCCCAGCTGCGCCGCTTCACGCTGGCCGTCATCGCCGCGGCCGAGACCGCCGCCGACATCGCCGCGTACCTCGAGACGGACGCCCCGCCCTCCGGCGAGGCCGACGAGGTCGAGCCCCTCGACCAGATCCCGATCGAACAGCGGATGATGCTGACCCTGCCGATGGGCTGGAAGATTAACCAACTCAAGGCCGAGCAGCCGTCGACCGGCTACCGCGAGTTCAAGAACGAGATCCTCAACGAGATCGCGCGCTGCCTGCACATGCCGTTCAACGTGGCCGCCGGCAACTCGTCGGGCTACAACTACTCGTCCGGCCGCCTCGACCACCAGCTGTACTTCCGCTCGATCGAGATCGATCGGCGCCAGCTGGAGCTGATCGCGCTGGACCGTCTCTTCTTCGACTGGCTGCGCGAAGCCATCCTGATCGAGGACTACCTGCCGCAGTCCCTGCGCACCGTCCGCGTCGACTGGTCGCACCAGTGGTTCTGGGACGGCGGCGACCTGCTCGACCCGGAGGCCGAGAGCAAGGCGCTGCTCACTCTCAAGGAAGCCAACGGCACCACGATGGCCGATTGGTACGCCCGCAAGGGCCAGGACTGGCAGGCGAAGTTCCGCCAGATCGCCCGTGAAAAGAAGCTCGCCCGCGAACTCGGCATGGACGCCACCGATCCGGCGACCGCCACCGCCAGCGCCGACGGCAAGCCCGGCCCGAAGGACGCGCCGCAGCCCAGCATCCAGGACGCCAGCCTGAACGGCGCCCAGGTCACCAGCCTGGCCGCGATCATCGCCAGCGTCGCCGCCGGCCAGCTGCCGCTGGAAACCGCCCGCGGCGTCATCCTCGCCAGCTTCACCACGATCAGCGAGGTCGAGGCAGACCGCATCCTCGCCCCGCTGAAGAACTTCACACCGGCGGCCCAGCCCGAACCGGCCGGGAGCGCACCATGACCCTGAAGGAACGTCTCGCCGCCATCCGCGCCGCCGCCGGCCGCGCCGTCGAATTCGGCGAGGGGCACCTGCAGGCCTCGTGGCAGACCGGCGACGGCTCGGCCGAGCTCACCGCCGCGGCGGAGGCCGGCGGCCTGCCGGGATTCACCCTGCGCGCCTACAACGGCGGCCTGCTGAACATCGGCTGGGGCTACCCTGTGGTGGTCGAGCTGGCCGGCATGCAGGTGTCGAAGAAGCCGCGCCCGATCCTGAAGGACCACAGCCCGGCCAAGGTGATCGGCCACAGCACCGAGATTATCAACGACAGCCGCAAGCTGATCGTCAAGGGCGTGGTCAGCGGCACCGGCCCAGACGCCGTCGAAGTGGTCGCCAACGCCAAGAACGGCTTCCCCTGGCAGGCCTCCATCGGCTCCGACGTCATCAAGGCGCAGTTCGTCGACGAGAAGCAGACCGTCGAGGCGAACGGCAAGACGTGGAAGGGCCCGCTCTACTACGTCTCCGCCAGCACGCTGAAAGAGACCTCCTTCGTCGCCCTCGGCGGCGACGACACCACCTCCGCGCTGGTCGCCAGCGCATCCCCCGCAACCACCCCGAAGGACCAGACCATGCACCCCGATTTCATCAAGTGGCTTGAGGCCGCCGGCTTCGACCCGAAGACCATCACCCCCGCCCAGCAGACCTCGCTCGAGGCCGCCTGGAAGGCCGAGGTCAAGGCCAAGGCCGCGCCCGCCAGCGAGCCGCCCCCGGCCGATGACGCGCCCGAGAAGGCCCTGACCGACCGCCTCCGCGCCGCCGCCGCCGCCGAGACCGAGCGCCTCGCCGCCATCCGCGCCGCCGCCGGCGGCAACGCCAAGCTGGAGGCCCAGGCCATCCGCGAAGGC